CGGATAACGACTAGATGCTGCTAGCGCCTGGCTTTTAGTGACATCGGCGGTCATTTGAATTTAAGTACATGTACGTACTAAATTATATTTTTCTAACCATTCTTCTTCACGTTCATCAAATGTTTTATAGAAGTTTGGCGAAATGACATGTTGCCATTCATGGTCGGCAACAATCTTCTTGAACTGTTCGTGACGCATTTCAAAATGCTCTCTACCATAAAACCACAACTCACGGAGTGCTCCATCTAAACACTGGCGAGCAATCTCCTCCTTAGACACAACCTTTGATAACATATTACAATGTAAACTCTTGAAAATAGAATCTTCACTGAGCTTTGCAATATACATACCTTCTTCCCCAGTAGTTGGATCAGAGTATTCTGGGCGGAAGATAGTCGCACGCTTTAAAAAATCAGCATCCTCTAAATTAATATATGGGACTGATTCAGCATCCTTATCCGCCATAGTGTACTCAATGCCTCGAGAGGCGTACACTTCCATCATACAGGTATGATTATACAAAGGGGCTTTGGCGGAGACAGACATTTCATTGTCATCTCCGTAAGTCATGAGAGCTACATAATCTTGGAACTTAGTAGTCTCTAAACTACCAGGAGGATAAATAGTATAAAATACACACCTCTGGTAGAGGGAATTAACGATAGAATTAATATAAACAGTCAGGTTCTGGCCTGACGGGTTTGATCCAAATAATTCTACGAGATCTCCATTAACGCACATCACAGGATGTATGACATCAGCTACAAGATTGGACATAATCTTGATGTCTTCTTCAGTATAGCCTTCGCAATACTTGGCCAATTCAATCATGGTGGAGAAACCGATTGATGTCATAGTGGAAGACATGTGTTGATCGTAGGCTTTGAAATCGCCAGCAACCATTCTCTCTTTTCCGAATTTTGAGAGATGTCTCATTAACTTATTCCATTGTGGTCCTTGGGAATTAATCCCGACCGCACATTCAGTCGTAATCGGATTGCGAGACATACATGCCGCAATTGGCAAATAGTATTGTCTAATCATACACTGAAGGGTTAGTGGGGCACTTTGAAATACACGCACTTTGTCCTTAGAAAGCTTCGTGGGCTCATCTTTAGTACACGCCTTGAACACTGGATAAGTTCTAAGACCTGCCAAATACAATTGGCGAGCTTTCCTCCAATCGTCCATAAACATATCATCAAATATACGAGGATCAGAAATATTCTCATATTCATCTGGATCTAAATGTTTTATGATTTCCTCTTTACTCCCAGATAAGGGAAAGCCCTTCGAGGTGGACATTTTCATACTGTCTACGAATTTAACTCCATCTTGCCCTGAAATAGTTTCAACTTCCGTCAAGGGACGTAAAGTAATGAGATCCGCCATCATTTTCTTATTAGAAGTACAATCATCTAAATAATCATTTTGGGCGATTTCAAGGACTTCAAGTGGAAACTCTTGTGTGGCTTTACCCGCGCCACAATAGTACTTATTATAGGGGGCTTGTGAAGGGACCCTAGTCTCATCCTTCCTACAATTTGCCGGTTTTCCATATTTATTCTCAACACCACAATGTGATGCTACAGAATCAGAAATCGGACTTTTAACAACACTACTCTTAGGTCTAGTGACAAAAGCAGGAAGATCCCCATAATAGTTAATCTCAGCATCAGTCAAATAATTAATAGTGGACTTCTTATTCTTTTGTTCTTGGGGAGTAAAATCTTTATCATAAAGTTGAGTTTTCATGTCTCCCATAGTGGCAGACAGACGGGTAGAGGACTTTGCATCAAAGAACGCATAGCATTCCTCTAAATCACTCTTAGTAAGAGAAGATAAGTAGCCTGAATAATTTTTGCCTGCAAGGTGGAAGCCAACGATATAGCTACCGCTTCTAACATCCGCAATATGTACTTTCATACAGTCGCCTCCAGCTGATTCCTCTTTGTAAGTTACGATAGTAGAATCATAAAACGACGTTTTATCAGTATTAACCTTAGCTACGACACCATTACGGCGTGCAGTACCAAGTTCTACTGATCCGGATGCCTTCCTTGTAACCCATTTAGTAGGGTTGCGATCCTGAGGGATCTCGCAAGGAAACAAATGTGTTAGATCTTGCTTGTCAGGGTATCTTGAATGATATACAGCAGATATATCTTTACCTGGGAAATTGTACACCCTAGCAGGTGTAATCTCTACATTAATATTTCCTCCTGATAAATCTTTAATATCATCCTTACGTAATCGTAGATTTATCCTGTCCTTGTTAGCAACCTCGTGGGTTGGTACGAGCAAAATTTGACTCCTAGGAAAGAAGCCTGAGGACCATGTTTCGTCATCATAGATGCACGCAGTTGTGTTTTTAACAATAATTTTACTAACCTGATCGGCTGGAAGAGTATCCGTTTTAGGATCGCGTTTGGGTAATGCCATAGGTGTTGCATTGAGCCAAACATTTTCTTCCTCACTTCCAATATCAACAGCTCCTCCATGTGACGTTTTGCCAACAATTCCAATAGTTTTGATTACAGCTCTTACTAATTTATAGGACACGATAATGCCACCAAAAGTGAGCATAACTTGAATGGAAGTACCAATCATCATCTTCATTGAATGCTTTAAAATACCACGTAGTACTCCTCTACGTTTCCTTAGTTCTTTCATTAAAAACTTTTTACGCAACAGAAGAGCGATATATAAATAGCCTAATATTGCAAAGAAATTGCGCCAGAACATATTTTGTCCATGAATCTTGAGAGTGAGCCAAACGCTGGATAACCAAAAGATTACAGCGGACAAGATAAGTTGGGGATAGTAAGCCTGATCATATTTAAACATATAGATCCAGGCAAATCGAGTGTCCTCGACCCAACTGTCAGGAATAAGATCAGTTAATTCCCACGAAATAAATCGTAAACCATTGATGTCATCAATAGTATCGGTTACATTATGTACCCAATTTGTCGCATAATAAGTAGTGGCATCTACATAATATTTAACACGCCAGCGAGCATTCTCAACACGATCATACGTGGATGATCTAAACCATCCCGCACGCCATAGCTCGCGAATAAAACCATAAGTGAATCCAATAGACCATTGTGCAAATATAATATAAAATTGCCATTTATACCACAAAAATAGGTTTTTCCGAAAATTTCCCGCAAAACCACTTTCACTAATAGCATCATTAACTATAGGTACTAGCATCCGCCCCGCAAAAATTTCTTCATCGTTGATCTGCTCAGGTGTTGGTAAGATACCAATAGTGTTATGAGCTTGAGGTTGCGATATTGGTACGCAACGAGGTGCTGGTTTTTCGTGGTCTGGTGAACAAATACTACAAATAGATTTGTGGACCTTGTGTTCACAAAATTCCTCTGCATTAATCTTTTCGTTACTATCGATAACGTTATGTTGCGATTCGAAATGTTCCTCGATTAACTTAAAAAACAACCATTGTAGTTGCTCCATATCCAAACCAGTAGAAATGTATTCCTTTCCGTCTCCTCCCTTAAATCGAAAGGGGACTGTGGTATATGCACGGGTCTCCTGAGTGGAATTTTGCTTATATGGTTTATCATCATATACATAATGATAAGCATTAAACCTCCAAGCATCGGGAATAGTATGTTTGGCCTTAGCTAATTTACTACCATCTAGAAAGATCCCATCCTTCTTTTGAAAATTAGGGGCCACATGAGGCTCGATGTGAATATTGAAACGCCTCAAAACTGAAAGCGGTTCTACTGAATACTGATCAGCTTGCAAATTCTTAATATTTGTGGAAGCTCCAACCAACCACGGTTCTTTCTGAATAACTCCTTTCTCGTGTACATCTGCTTTAAGAGCAGTACTCTTAATATTATTAACGTAACGAATAACTGGATCTAATGGGCTCTGACGAGCGATATCAACACGTTCGTTAGCCAAATCGTCAAATAGTACTGCGAGAGTATAAGATTTATAATCAGAATCATATTTGTCGTTAGCATTCTGTGAGCAAATCATTCGAGGATCGACCTTGAAGGATGCTCGTTCAGGATTCTTCAGATGAGCTGTCGCCTTAAGACAATAGTCAGTGAGAGTTGCCATAACTGATGACTTACCAATGGACGATTTCCCATAGATGCAGAAGGCAAAAGGCGCTTCGCGCAAACCTCCAGATCTTTCCTGGGACTTAAATTTTGCCGCAATGGTATTTAACTTTTCCAAGTTTTTGGCGTGATACCTTTTAGAAAATTCATCAGTACTTTGCTCTACGAGCGCAGTGGTGGCAATATAAAGATTGTCAAGTGCATTGGCAAAGTGCGGAACACTACAAAACGGTGTGTCCTTGTAATTTCCCGCTTGTACAGCGGGCCAAAAACCTAATACTTCAGCCAAATCTGTCTCGTAATCACCAGTCTTCTCATCAGACATGAATAAGGGAGCAAATGTTCTCTGTTGGAAACAGACATATCCTTTTTCTACAATGAACTGGAAAATATTCAGAAGGGAATCAAAGAAATCAAATACAGTGTTTGAGTCCCTTGTGAACTGTTCCAACACAAATGAAAGATTAAATGATGTAAAATACAAATCCTTCTTTCCTCTAACTAAACCGCAGGAGAATGCGGTCGCAATAACTTGGATGATACGTTTTGATAATTCGTTATCTCTAAGTAATTTAAAATTTCTCAACATGTCGAGGGATTCATTAAAAACAAATCCTGATTGTGAGATAGGCATATCGGAAACCGTTAACGCATTTAAATCGACAGATTTACCGAACAATACTTGTCCAATTACTTCTCTGAAATTTGTTTCATTATCACACAGGCTCAATAAGAATAAACCAGTGGTAGCAACAAATTGTTCCCAATCGACAGATTTCCTAACAGATCTGTAATAACATAAAATTTTCAAAAATATATTAGTAATTCCTTCCGGAAGTTCCCATTCTTTAATAATTTCGTTAATACTATTCATGAAACCAATTTCCCCCGACTGAGACTCGGCATCCTCAATGATGCGTTTCATTTCAGCCTTCTTTTTCCTCATATGATCAAGACTAGGGCCTTTTCCAGCCCTCTTCTTCTGATCTTTACTCTTCTGCCTTTTTGCAGACTCTCTTCTTCTCATAAATTTATTCCTCCTAGATTCCTTTTCTAAATATTCTAAAATTCCTCCTTGTGATGTAATAAGTTTAGATAATGCAAGAGTTGTGTACATGATAAAATAGAAAACACAACCGTTGCATTGAACTAAACCCAGAATAGTGGGTTTGTATGTTCAATACAGCGGGCCACGTTTTAGTCACGTCATAGATTAATGAATCTCTGTGATGTATATCCTTTGCTAAGAGCAAGCTCTTTCAAGTCGTGAGGACCATGACCCTACGGTTCCCCGTCCGTTCAAAAGAACGACCGGGTATGTTGGGGGTTCGACGCTTTCACTTATGGAGCCAGTCGAATAGGCTTAAAGTCATATCATCCCTCAAGTTCTACTCTTTGGGGTAGGCTTTTATCGAGTTATGGAGCAGAGTACTCCAATACATCTCTCTGTGTGATTAACTTCTGAGTTTAGCCACTTGGTTAATCGGTACTAGTGGGCGTTAAAAGAAACGCGAGGTGATAGGTTAATCCTATTTTCAATTTGATTCTACGATAATCCTCCAAATCTAATCCTGACAAATTAGTTAACCGGGATTTACCCAAACGGTTACATTAAAATGGATTAATAAAGTATCATCTCCTATAAAATAGACGCAGGCTAGCTATGGTTAAGCAATACTGCTGTTTAAGATACTAAATAAATAGTTCTTCCATAAGTTCCTATCGGAAGCTTTTTAGTCCTTGACCAAACATTCTGTGAATAGAAAACGCATTAAAAGTGATACAGAAATACACCGTAATGCAAGATATAATATAGCTGTGAAACTAGCAGCTTATAATACAAATAAGGCGAGTAAACTACGACTGTCGTTGGACAGTCAATAGAACTTTCCCCTTGATTACAAACTGACGTCGCGGTTGACGCCAGCAAATAAGACTCAACAAGATGAGTGTCATAAACTGTTAACAACAACATAAATCGATAATAAAACCGAACTACATTATTCTTAAGTGATGCAACTGTGCCATAAAGGCACAGTTG